GCAGATGTGTCCTGATATCCAATTAAATAATATGAGGATAAATAATATGGAAACACTACCAAACATAAGCGTTGAACGTATCGGCTTGAACAGTCACATAGTTACGTTCAACGACAACCAATCATTGTTAAGTTACAACAGACTGATTGGTATCTGGAACACATCTGACAATGTTGTTGTTCTTAATAGTTCTATTTTCAGAGGTGCGAAACTCTGGGAATATTCAACAACAACTGCAAAGCATAGAAACCAATGGCTTGGCATGGATACCAGAGAAATCAAAAAGCGTTTGAAGTCTGGACAATTCAAAGAAGCTGAGCTTGGCAACGGCGAAGCATTGGTTCCGAGCTTTGCTTTACAAAATGGGATAGTTGAGTTTTCCAGAACACAACACTAGAAATAATTTCCTCACGATCTAGCCGCCAAAAACGGCTAGGCGTGAGGGGGAGAAAATAATATGACAAACAATATTTTATGTATGTATATCGGACTAGGTGCATTTTGTTTTTGTGCCTTAGTTGTAGCGTTAGCACTATATCTTCACACCCTCTGGCAAAGAGGAGACGAGGAGTTCGTGTTGTTCTGGGGTATGGGCTTTGCGACTGCAATATTAATTACATTAGTTGTTTACATTTGAGGTTTATAAAATGTCACATACGAGGTACATGAAAGGCACGTTCTTGGATATTTATCGAGGTCAAAAGATTTGGCAGACTTACAGGTTTGATAAATGTCATAAAGAAGATAGCTATGAAGAGTTTAGAAAAGAAGAATATTATTTTATCTGGACTTCTTTTCGTTCTACAAATCCGCTTGAAGAATATTATTTCAAAGACAAGTGGATTAAGTCGAGCAGTCCACCACCGATTATTGATATAACTGAGACTGGATATTACAGTTGTGTGATGCCGTCTATAGCATTGGATTTGCCAGAGCGAGTAGAAGATATGCATGGATACATGATTAAAATATTAACTGTCCAGAACATAGAAGTTATGAAAGAAAGATTGCCAAGCTACAACGACTGGCACAAAAATCATAACCAAGCAGAAACATCTGGACAACAAGACTTACTTTTACTATAGGAGGATATATGAGAGAAGTAGACATAAAAGAGTATGGCACACTAGACGCTAACACATTAGTGGTAGTTTCAAGGTGGCTTACTAGATACAACACAAATACAGTTAGACAAAAATGTATTGATGCTATCAATGTAGCTCATTACTTACTAGAAAAACATTACGAGGAGAATATAAATGGGAAGACTTAAAGATTCATTAATAGATCAAATGGATAGAGATGTCGATGATGAATATGAAAACTATATTGTCACTGACAATAATTTTAGCAAGTTTCATCGCAACAACTTAAAGGTGTTTCATTTGATTGTGCAATATGCCGATGAATCAGCTAAGAAAAGAAACCGATATTCAATTGAGGATATTCTTAGCATTATCAGGTGGCATAGAGACGAGGATACTGTTGGAGATATATTCAAATTAAATAACAACTACAAAGCGTACTATGGTAGAATGTATATGCAGTATAGAAACAAGCCAGACTTCTTTGAAACAAGAAACAGTCTGGCAGATAGATACGATTTCAGTAGAGACATAGAAATCTATTGTGATTGTTTCGACTTGGTAAAACCAGACAATGCATAATGCAGTATCTGGAATGGGGATAGCGACAAACGGCTCACCGAATCGCTATCCTTAACAAACAGGAGAAAGTATGAAGATAAAGTTAACGCCAATGACAGAAGATTGGCGACCAATAGAAAAAATAATATATGAATGCCATGAAACGTTTGGCAAGGAGTTAGACATTGAATATGAAATCTTACAATTCAGAGACCATTACATCGCAACTGGGTCAACTTACGCTAACTGGAACATCAGATTCAGAGCGTGGTGCAGACAGTCAGCAAAGTGGAGCAGAGAGCGTGGTAATCAAAGACCTACCGAAACTGTTTCAGAACAAAGAAGTCGCATATCTGGAGTGGTTGACCAGAGAAATGGAAAAGCTGATTCAGAAAAGAAAAGTACACGAGATAGCTTACAAAAAAGACATATCAAAGCTATTACTTGAAATGAAAAAGATGTTGACAACTAAGAGTGACGGACATATTGCATTGTGTTTGCAAACAATAGCCGAAACGTTTCAGGTCAAGATACCAACTGATCTGGGATTGCATATGTACTTTGAGGTATTGAATAAATATCCACAAGAAGTTATGACGCTTGTAACTAAAGATGTTGTAGCTACATACAAATATGCAAGGTTGCCAATACCAAGCGAGTTTGTCAGTAAATGTGAACCAATTTATCTGGCACACACAAAGTACTATCGCAATAAATTACATACGATATGTACATATGAACACTATCTGGCGAATGGTTTTCCAGATAACAAATACTTGGAGGGAAAAATATGAGAATAGTTTTGTATCTTGCAGACGTCAACGAAAGGTGGTTGGTTGACTATGCATTATCAAACAGAAGAACAAGGAGAATGAAGCATCTAAAAAACTTTCACCCAGTTGATAGCATGAATAGTTTTCCAAAATCAAAAGTAACTTACTTGGGAGTAATAGATGAAACAAGACAGAACTAAAGGCATAGGAGGGTCAGACGCTAACAAAATTTACAATGGCGACTGGCTTGAACTAAACAGAATCAAGCGTGGCTTGGCTGAGCCAGAAGACTTGACTTGGACTTTACCGGTACAAGTCGGTATAGCTACAGAAAAAACTAATCTGGACTTCATGGCACATGAGCTAAATGTTGAGTACAAACAATCAATTGATCTACCACAACATGAGTTTATGACAGGTCAGCTTGATGCTATCACAGAAGACGGCATACCTGTTGAGTGTAAACACACACATGACAGACGTGATATTTATACCGTTGCAGAGCAGTACCATGCGCAGCTGAATCATTACATGATGTTGTTTAATCATGCAGTAGAAAACAAAGCATGGAATACAACTGGCTTGAAGAAGATTGATTACATGATACTAAGTGTAATTTTTGGTAATGCAAAACACCAGACAATGACAGTAGATATTGATACTACGTTTTGTGATGAGCTTTACAAAAGAGAAAAAGCTTTCTGGCATTATGTTGAAGAAGACAAAGACCCAACAGGTTTTGAAATCTTTGACAAGAGTACGCCAAAAGAAATTGTACTTAACGGCATGAGAACGGTTGACCTTACAGAAGACACACGTTGGAAAACTTACGCCTTACAGTACAAGCAACACAAACAAGAAATCAAACAGATAGAACTTAGCTCACCTCATTACAGGAGAGTGAAAGAACTTAACCATGACCTAAAATCTATGGTGGAAGATGATGTAAGAAAGGTATCTGGACATGGGGTCTCAGCTACTAGAAACAAAAACAATACAATAGTAATAACTATTGATAAATAGTGTACGGAGTAAAATAATATGAAAAATAATATTAATAACACACTTGACAAGGTACTTCAATTGATAAATGAGGTTGACCAAGTCAGGAATAGTAAAGGCGTTGAGTTTCGTGGAAAGAAATATTCCATGGTGGTCGACAGAGTAATCACTTTCAGAAAAACATTTGGCTGGGACTATGGGATTGAAACCGAAGTAGTTACAGAACTTAGTGGTGACAATATGGTAGCCGTCAAATGTGTTATCAAAAACACAGAGGGTAGAGTTATAGGTAGTGGTCTTGCATATGAACACAAAGACAACGGACCTGTAAACAAATTATCCGCTTTGGAAAACTGCGAAACATCAGCAATAGGTAGAGCATTAGCATCTATGGGACTAGCTGGTGGTGAGTATGCTTCTGGAGATGAAATCAATTTGATAGATGATAAAGAAGAAGCACTCTGGAGAGATGAGTTTCCACTAGGTTTGATGAGTGTAATTGCAACTACAGAAGCAATGGATGACGAAGAGTTTATGAAATTCAACAATAACGGTGAACAAAAAATATGGTTTTGTAAATACTTAAGTCAACAAGAAATGGAACATTACAAAGACATTGCAACTAAAAGAAAGAAAGAAATAATTGAACAACAGGAGAAAAAATAATGGCATATGCACAAATAACATTGTTCGGCAACATGGGTAAAGGAGCTGTATACAAAGAAGCAAAGAGTGGTACTGGATATTTAAAATTCAGTATCGCAGTTAATCAGTACGACAGTGCAACCAGAGAACAGAAACCCTCATGGTTTAACTGTCAAATGTGGGACAACCAGAAAGCAACACGTCTTGAAAAGCTTAGACCATATCTGGAGGGTGACGCTGGTAAAGGTAAGCAGTTACTTATCGTTGGTACGCCAAACATCTGGCAAGATACAGATGGCAACAATGTACTTACAGTAAAGGTCAATGAACTAAGCTTTGGTTCAAAAGATCAAACTAGAGAGGTTGAGCAAGATGACAAGATAACATTCAATGCGGAGGAACCACCATTCTAATGAGAAAAATTACACGATTACATAAAGGAAAATACCTCACAGAAAATCAGTACAAAGTATTGAAGTTTGTCAATCAGTACATTGACAAGCATGGATTCAGTCCAACAATATTTGAAGTAGCTAAACACATGGGTTTTAGATACAGAAGTCAGGCACAGATTGTCATTGATAGATTGTGTCACTATGGGTTTTTCACAAAGAATGAAGACTTTACAATAAGAAATTTAGTAAAAGTAAAGTGAACAAGAAAAAAGAAATGCAGAGAATATATCTGGCTATGAAACAGGACGGATGTATTCTTTGCAAAGTGTTAAAACAAACACAAAAAACACAGACGGAAATACATCACCTCAGAAGTGGACAGGGTATGTCACAACGTGGGGTCAAATGTATTCCGTTATGTGTTGAA